TTTTACTTTAAACCACAATAAATTTTGTAAGTTTATTATTTTATGATGAAGTAACAAAATAAATAATGCGATTAATAGTAGTATTACACTTATTATTGCTTTGTAATTACAAAGACAAAAGTTATAAAATGTTGAATCTAGACTATTCCAAGAACGTCCTATCACATGATTAAAATATAATCCACCAATACATTTACTTTCTGTACAAATATTACAATCTCCAGCAAATTCATCATTTGTTAAAATATACATATTATTTATATTTTGTATTCCATATTTATTCAACATATTTGTTAAAAATGATGGACCTGTGCTATTATATACGTGTAAATGCCTACCAAAATACGAATATGAATCTATATAATTAGGTAAATTATCAATACAAAATTTTATGAATGGGTGTTTTGGTATAACCATAAAAAACATATTTGTAAAACTATTTATATTTGACGATTTTGTTAAAACAAAATCATATTTTAAAAACGAATTTAATTTTTTTTTACAAACTATATCCATATCTAAATAAATACCTCCATATTTATACAAAACTAGATAACGAAACGCATCACACCTTTGAATATTATGTTTATATGATTTATATACATTTAAAAATCCAGGATATTCTTTTTTAACGAAATCTTCCATTTTTTCATCTGTCCAAAGAATGTATTTATAATCATTATTTACAGTTTTACATGAATCTACAGCATCTTTCCATTCGTCTGGAACTACATTTGTTTTCCATGTTTGATGTATTATTTTTGGAATCATAATATATTATATGGACATTAAATAATATATAAGATAAATAATATCTAGAATAAGGTTGTCTATATATTATTTAAAGTGAGTCGTTGAAGTATATTTTTCTGAATTTTTCCATATACTCGTCTTTCAATATATGTGTTTTAAAATAATGTTCTGTTAATTTATCCTCTAACATATGAACTATAAAAAATATGCTATATACACCGCACTCGGTATTGCCATATTGATGTTCTACAGGATGGTTTTGGTCAAACTCAAATTTTATTCCAATAGCATTACCTTGTTTTTTAATTCTATTCACTAATTTCATCACTTGACGTGACGCTTTGTCACCAACACTATCAAAAAAGAATATTTGCTTCTTTTTGATATTTATAAACAAACTCATCCAGTGCTGTCCGGGTTTGTTGTGAGGGTCTGTATTAAATATAACACCAATTTTTGTTTTACCCTTATCTATTTGTTGTTTTAAATTAAAATGACACAACTCTTCCCAAACACATTCACCATATAATTTTTTTGTATCAAAATCAATCGGTGATGGTCCGATAAAATCAAAACATTTATATGCCTTTTCATATTGTTTCATTACTTTTACTATTTCTAGACTAGATAACCAATCATTTGGATTATTTTTCCATTCTTTGGGAGATTCTGGAGCAAATGAATCTGCCATGTCACTACTTACTTTGCCTTTTACGAAACCTTGTTTTAACCAACACGATTCTTTATTACAAACACTACTTAAATATTTTGTTAGTGTTTTGTGTATTTCTCGTGGGTCATTTGAGTTAATTAACGCATCTGGATGACGAGCATTCCAAATATCTCTTAGTTTATATAGTGAGTCGTCTGTGTAACAACTAAAGTTATTCATTTTACCCTTTTCTTTTGGACTACATCTTAACTTTTGCAATTGACCCCCACTTTTTTTACTTTTACTATTTTTTAAAGTTTTTAATTTTTTTACGCTATGCTTAATAAAACTATTTTTTAAAGTTTTATTTAGTTTATTTACTTTATTTTTTCGTGTCGTCTTCATAAATATTAGATATATTTTTCTTTTTCTCAATATATTTATTTAATACCCTTTGTTTTTAAACTTGGTTCGTTTAGGTTTATTTCTTTTTGTTTTGGTAAAATCATTTCCTCTCTCATTTGTGGCATTTTTATTTTTATAAAACTATCTAAAGATGGATTTATTATTCTAATATTTGAACGAGCTAGAATGTTATCAGCCGATTGTTTATTTATTATATTTTTGGTTTTTTTTGCGGATTCTTCTTCACCATCTTCATATTCATTTTCATCATCTTCATTTGTTTTATCGTGTCCTTCGCCATCTTCACCATCTTCATCTATTTTCTCTTCTCTTGATTGCTCTATTTTTTTTATATTTTCATACTCAGACTGATTAATATCGTTGCTATCTAAAACCTTAAAAGAATGAATACATGCTCTTACATAATTATCAAAAGCATACTTGACATCAGGTAATAAATTAGTAACCTCTGCCTCACTTGCCAATAAATCTTTTGTTAAATTTAAAATACGTTTTCTGTAAAATTTTTTCTCTTTTTTATCTACATCTTTTGATATTTTTTTGGATACATATTTTTCATATTGGTGTTTGTTTAATAAACAATCCAACGTAACTTGATTTACAAATGCATCTGACATATATATTATTTAAAACTATTAAAAATAATATATTTTTACTATTTATTTTGTATTATTATTTGGGTTTTGATTTTGTTTTTGATTTTGTTTTTGAATTGGGACTGTAATTTGTTTTTGAATATGGTTCAAACCATTATTGTTTTGTCTATTATTTACAATAGGCATACCTGCGGATGATTGTGATGCTGTAGCAATTTTATCATGTTGAGGTGTTAAATCTCTTATTTGTGTTCTTGTGGAATTATTAAACATACCATAACCTACATCTTCTGAATAACAATTTGGATTAAACTCTTGAAATTCGGTCTCTTGAAATAATAAATCGTGTGGTTGCTGAACAAGATTATTTGTTTGAAATGTAAATTGATATAAATCACTCTTACTATTTGGAACATATACTGCTTGATTACACTTTTGTAAAGCAAAAATTTGGTTTTTTAACTCGGATTCTACATTTACATTTGATGCAAAACCCGACCATGGCGATTGTGTATTACCAGGATTAAATGTATTATGCGGATTATAACTTGAATATTGCGTAAAAGGGGTTGTTACTTCTTTTCTTGGGTCTACTATTGGGAAATAAGAGTATTTTGTCATTACTGGTCTAACATCTAAATATTGTTGAAGAGGCTGAGAAGGGATATTTCTATCATATATGCGTGTATTAATCTCATTTGTTATGTTTGATGCTGTATTTTTATTTTTATCACAGGATGTCATTAATATAAATACATATTATTTTATTTATATTGTAAATTTATTATATACATTTTTTATTATACTTTTTTATATAAATAATATTAAATGTATATAAAGAATATGATATAATTAATCATAAGATAATGTGCGGTATATTTGCTCTCCTTAATGTTTATGGTAATAATTCTATGTATTCCATCTCTAGAGATAGAATACAAAAAGAATTCGAAAAGGGTAAAAATCGAGGACCTGAATTTTCTAAATTAGATGAAAGTTATATGAAAATGACATTAGGATTTCATCGTCTAGCAATTAATGGATTAAATGATGCTTCGAACCAACCGCTAGTAATAGATAATATAGTTTTGATTTGTAATGGTGAAATATACAATTATAAAAAATTGTACCAATTAATGAATGTTACACCTGTTACTCAATCAGATTGTGAAGTTATTATTCATCTTTATAAAAAGTATGGCATAGAACAAACACTTACTATGCTTGACGGTGTATTTTCATTTATTTTATTAGATAACCGAATTAACGATACAATTTGTAACAACGTTTATATAGCAAGAGACCCTTTAGGTGTTAGACCATTATATTATTTAAAAAATGTGGTATCGTCTGAATCTTCCATTTACGGGTTTGCTTCTGAACTAAAATGTTTAAATAATTTACTTGATACAGATTTGCCAAATACTAGTAGTATAACACAATTCGCACCTGGAACATATTCCGTCTTTAATTTGAGCAGCAAAGTAAAATCTATTTGGACACCCGTTAAGGAATCGGTTCCTTATTTTGTTCCTAGTTTTTCTCATCCATTTACCGCTAATATAAATCATATTTCTACATATTTAGATAATGCTGTTCAAAAACGTTGCCTTACTACCGAAAGACCTATAGCATGTTTGCTTTCAGGCGGCTTGGATAGTAGTCTTATTACTGCTTTAGTAAATAATTTTTATAAAAATAACAATATTCAACAAAAATTGGAAACGTACAGTATTGGTCTAGAAGGTTCTGAAGACCTAAAAAATGCCCGCGTTGTTGCGGATTATTTGGAAACAAATCATACCGAAATTATTGTCACAGAGCAAGAAATGTTTGACGCAATACCTGAAGTAATTTATGCTATTGAAAGTTATGATACAACTACTGTAAGAGCAAGTATTGGAAATTATTTATTAGGTAAATATATTTCTTCTCACAGTGATGCTAAAGTCATATTTAATGGGGATGGTTCTGATGAACTATGCGGTGGTTATCTTTATATGAATAATTGCCCTGATTCAATTGAATTTGATAAAGAAACACGTAGATTATTAAAAGATATTCATTTGTTTGATGTTTTGCGTTCGGATAAGTGTATTTCGTCACATGGATTGGAACCACGAACCCCTTTTCTCGATAAAAATTTCGTTAATTTTTATCTTTCCATTCCTTGTGAAGAAAGGTTTCACAAAAATACTGGTAAATGTGAGAAATATTTGCTACGAAACAGTTTCAGTGTTGATAATTACAAGGACTTTGAAGGAAAACAATTGCTACCAGATGAAATTTTGTGGAGAAGAAAAGAAGCATTTAGTGATGGAGTAAGCAATCATGGACGCTCTTTGTATCAAATTTTACAAGAGCATATTGTTAAATATTGGGAAAACAAGTTTATTAAACAATTTGCTGTACATATTGAAACAGAAAAAATGTATTATAGAAGCATTTTTGAATCTAACTATAAAAATCATACTGATATTTTACCTTATTTTTGGATGCCAAAATATACTAATGCCACAGACCCTAGTGCTAGAACTCTTGATATTTACAATAAAATGTTGTCATAAATTAAAGTTTTTAGAGATTTTATAAAATAAACGTATTAAAAGAGATATAC